AGCAAGCGCTCGGCGGCCTTGCACAGAACGACATGCGCCTGCAACAGCAAGCGTCGGCACTCGCCCCGCAGGCGGCAGCGTTTGATTACGACGACATCGGACGGCTCGCCCAATTCGGGCATTCGCGCGAGATTAAAGCGGCGGAGCAACTCGCCGACGAGATGGCACGCTTCGACTTCCTGCAAAACGAGCCCGTGCAGCGTTTGCAGAATTTTGCGGGCATGGTTAGAGGCGGCACAATTGGCGGCGAATCAAGTTCGACGCAACCAATCTTTGGGAACCCGACTTCAACTGCAATAGGCAATATCGGCACGCTCGCGACTGCTGCCGGAGCCATCGGCGGATTATTTGGTTTAGGAGGATAAAATGATTGATCCCAGAATCGCATCGCTGTTATCCCCGCAAGCAAAATTTAACGCGGGGCTTCGCGCACTTGGTGAGTTGTCGAGTCAACTTGTCAATCGCGGAGCGCCACGCCTGTCGCCAACCCCGCCGCCGATGAACTTGGGCGGGGTTATGGACGCTTACAATTCGACAATTCAAAACGATATGCAGCGCGGGTTGGCGATGCACCAATTCAAGCGCTCAGAAGACGAGTATGCGCGTAAAGAAAAGCAGCGTGACGCGATTGCTAACGCTCTCAAACCGCAGACTGTGGAAACGGCTGACCAAGACGGCGCATTGATGACGGAGCAGCGGCCATCTGCGCTGATGCAAACCGTTCCGGCGGCGTTGCGACCAAGCGTTCAAGCGCTTGTGAAAGGTGGGCACGGCGCGGAGACGTTTGGTGCTTTATTGGGGTCGGCAATAAAGCCTCGACCACGAGGTTCGTCTTTAATGCAAGAAGCGCAATTGCTTTTTCCTAATGACCTAGTCGCGCAGCGAAAATTCATTGGAGAATCTCGGAACAAGCCGCCACGAGGTTCGTCTTTGATGCAAGAGGCGCAATCGCTTTACCCTAATGACCCAGTCGCGCGGCGAAAATTCATTGAACAATATCGAAACAAGTCGCCGGTTTCAGTCAATATGGCACCGGGCGGTCCAAACTATCGAAAGGCGACAATTGAAAAGCATTTTGGCGAAATTTATACGAACGCCATAGATAACGCTGCGGCATCGGCGTCAACGAACCGAATGTTAGACGACTTTACGCAATTAACGACTCTCGATTCTACCAGCAAAATTATGGACGCAACCATGCCGGTGCGACAATTTTTTCACGCTCTCGGCGTTGAGGACGAAAACGTCCCTGTCAACGAGGCAATGAAGTCAATCGAAAACAAATTCGCATTAAGCCAACACAAAAAAGGCATGGGTCCGATGACTGATCCCGATTTTATTCGGTATCGAGACATCGGGCCAAAAGTATCCGGAACCTATACAGGCAACGCACTCATAATCCAAAGACTTCGTCATGAAGCCCGTGGCAATATTGCTTTCGGCGAGATTATTCGAAGAAAATATTTAGCTGGCGACAGATTTAACCCCGCCGACGTTTGGCGACAAGTGCAAGACGAAATCGGGCCGATGATGCCCGTTTATACTGATATGAATGATTTAGCACAAAACGCACCGAAAAAAGCTCAATGGGTTGTTGTGGGCGGCAAAACTCAATTCGTAGGGGTTAAAAAATAATGGGTGAAATTGCCGTACCCGGTCGCAATGACATTGTTATACAAGACTACAGTGCTAAAGAAGATGCGAACGTAGTAACCCCGCTCCCAAGCGGGACTACCGACGTAGGGGGAAGACCAGATTTATATATAACGGACTCAAGCACTCCAACAGTTTCCCCCGAAACCCCGTGGCATTCGTTTGCAACCGGCGCGGGACGCACTGAATTTCCCAATATGCCGGAATTTGGAACGGGAGCAATTAGCGACGAGAAAGGGGCGTTTAGCTCTGAAGCAATGCGAACGCTGGCCGGTTATATCTCTACGGCTGATGAAAAAGAACTGGCGAACATAATTAAAAAAGCGGTTCCAGGCGCGACGGTAAAAACCGACAAATTCAAGAACCCGATAATTCGATACCGCAAGAAAAATTACTATGTCAACAAACCGGGAATTTCCGAAGTTGACTCAATGCAATTCGTCGCCGACGTGGCGGCATTCGCACCAGCGGCAAAAGTCGCATCGGGATTAAAGGGGTTAGCCCGGTTTTTTGGTTTAGTAGGCGGCGGCGCTGTAACACAAACAGCCAAAGAGGGGTCGACCGCTGCGCTTGGTGGCGATCAGCGGATGATTGACGCTGGCGTGCGCGTGGGAACGGCAGCGTTTGCGGCTCCAGTAATAGAGGGGTTACTGAAACTCGGCGGCATGGCAATACGCGGCGGTTGGAAGTTAGTGACAAACAACGGCGCGGTGACGACAACGACACGAAAAATACTCGACCGCGAAGGCATCGACGCGCCTGACGAAATGATCATTGCGATGCAGAATTATTTAGATCAGGTGCCGGGTAAGACGCTGCGCGCAATACGAAAGGGCGGAAAAGGTGTGCAGGCGGAAATAGACAAAGAGGCGCAGAACATTGTCAACGCGGCTTTAGCGCGCGGTCGCCAAGCACTCACCGGCATACCGAAAACGGCAGGCCAGGAAAGCGGCAACTTGAAACTGTTGCGCCCGGAACAGCGTATGCGTGAGGGGTCGTTTGGTGCCAACGCGCAGCAGACGATGAGCGAATTCGATACGCGGCAACTCGCCGCAATCGATGACGCAGTGCTACGCGCCCAGCAAAAAGTCGGCGGCGGTGCGTCAATTGTCGGAGACGAACAAGCGGCGGGCGGAAAGGTCGTCGACCTCTTGGGCAGCGCTCGCGGATCGTTGGAGAAAAAAGTCGACGACGCTTACGAACTGGCGACAGAAACGTACACCGGCAAAACCCAACCGTTGATTTCCGGCAGCGATATGCAGTCGCTACCGGGGCGAATTTTAGACGCCTTCCGGAATAAATCGTTTATCGTAAATCGGGAAACCCCAGCGACGCAAAACGCGCTAGACCATATACAGAAATACGCAGACGGCGAGAAAATTGGACGCGGTGCGTCGATGCGAATGTTCGGCATGGAAGACCTGCGCCGCACAGTCGGCAACATGGTAGGCCAATCAAAAAACCCGTCCGACAAAACGATGGTCATGGAGATCAAAAAAGTCCTTGATGATTTTGTTACGGAAAAAGTCGATATCCCAGAAATGGAAGCTGCGCGTCGAGCGCGAACAGCAATGGGCGATGCGTTTGAACCGCGCAATGTGAAGGGGAGCAAAACGCTCGACAAAGCCCGCACAATTGCCAACGATTTATCTCTCGGCGACGTTGCAGGCAATCAGAAAGCGATCAACTCGGTGTTAGGATCGAGCGGACTAAACCCCGGCAATCTCACAGTCCTCAAGCATTTAGGTAAAACCTTCCCCGAAACGATACCAGTGATTAAGGAAGCCGCAGTCCTTCGGGCCGTGTACGGCTCAAGTGCAAGTCGAGCGAAACAAATTGGTCCGCAAAGAATGCTTTCCAATTTGCGCGATGCAATCAGCGGGGGCGGCAAAGAGGTCACAGACGAATTATTTACCGAAGGTGAAAAAGTCGTTCTGAAATCATTGCGCGATGATCTTGAGACGATTGTGCCAAAGCCCGGCGTGGCAAACCCAAGCGGCACCGCTGCGGCGGTCGCCGACGTCATGCGAAAATATGGAAGCCGATTCCCGTTCATGGCGGGCGTCTTTGGCGCTGCTGGTGAGCCGGTGGCGGCAGCGGTTGCCATTACGCGCGCGGCAGCGCCAAGCAGCAACCCAGCGTCGGGAGTTGTCAAGGGTTTGATTCCCAGGCGGCCCGTCAATCCGTTGACGGGCGGGTTGTTAGGCCAAGCGGTTAGCGGTGCGCCGGAAGTAGCTGACAAGGCTATTAACCTTTTTAATAAATAACCCGCCCGCCGAGGCGGGTTTTTTGATGGAGAACCGAGAAGATGGCGAAAGCGAATTGGAATGAATACAGCGCGACCGCTGGGTCAAATACTGTTATCGATGACATAAGCATTGCCGAGGGCTGTCCGCCGTCAACGATTAACAACGCCCTGCGCGAGATGATGGCGCACACCGCCGACGTGGTGGCTGGCACGGTTGCGCTGGCATCGATAAACATCGACGGCGGCTCCATCACCGGCATCACAGACCTTGCCGTCGCGGACGGCGGGACGGGCAGCAGTACGGCTTCGGCGGCGCGCACGGCATTGGGGGTTGCTATCGGCAGCGACGTGCTTGCTCCAAACGGATCAGGGGCAAGCCTCACGGCGCTTAACGCGGCGCAACTTGGAAGCGGGACAGTGCCAACGGTGCGGCTTGGAAGCGGAACGGCAAGCTCGTCTACCTTTTTGCGCGGCGACGGAAGCTGGCAGGCGGCAGGCGGCGGAAAGATTTTGCAAGTGGTATCAACTGCGCTAGATACCACTCTAAGCATCTCGTCGTCATCGACCAGCGCGTTTGCTGATCTCACTGGCCTAGCGGCTACGATTACGCCAGCAGCCACCTCAAGTAAGATTTTAATTTTCGGTCACACCGTTGTCGCGTCTTCTGTCCGCGCAACAATCCACACCTCGATTTTCCGAGACAGCACAAAACTGGGCGCGGCGGATGTTAGCAGCCGAGTTGGGGGAACGACAGCAACCTTGCCCATTAATACGGCCATATATGCGCTCGAACAGCACACTGTGGCATTTACGTATTTGGATTCACCGTCCTCAACCAGTGCGTTAGTTTATCAAATAAAAGGCACGTTAGGGTCGAGCTATGCAGGCACCCTGTACGTAAACAGAAGTGTGAACGATACAGATGCCTCATATGGCGCGAGATCGAGGTCGTCTATAACGTTGCTGGAAGTGGGAGCATAATCATGGGCAACCTACACGCTGCAATCGACCATAAATTCGGCGTCCGAAATGGCGTTCGTGTGGCTGACGATGTTTTGGTTGAATACCCCGGTGAGATGCCATCTGCCGAAGACCAAGCGCAATGGATTGCGGAATACAACGCGCGTCTTGCGATCATCAATCAGATCGAAGCGTTGGAATCGACAGCAACGCCCCGGCGCATTCGCGAGATGGCGGCTAATCCGGCATGGATGAACGCGCTTGACGCAAAAATCGCGGCATTGAGAGCAAAGTTGGATTAATCCGATGCTCCTGCGAGTGCTGATTCTGACGTTTCTTGTCTTCCCAGCGACAGGTAATTCAGGCGAGTTTGAAATTTTACCGCCGACAGAAATTGCGCGGCTGACGATGCCGTGTTGGGAAAATACGCAACTGTCCGCAGCACTCGACGACGCTAAATTTCAGCCAGTGGTGCGCGGCTTAGTTACGGAACAGACTGACCCAAGCAGTTCGATGGCGACGGTTTGGATGCATCTTCTCAGCGGACGAGCGGCCATCGTAATAACCCAAGCAATCGGTAAAGAGTGTTTGCTTGTCGCACTGACCGACGCCGAATGACCGACCCAAAACATATCGGCGATGCAGCGGCGGGGGTGACCGGCTTCGCCGCTTTTTTTGAGTGGTTGCCAGAACTTGCAGCGGGCATGACGGTGTTGTGGTATCTCGCCAGATTTTCAGCTTGGATTTACGCGAAGGTGTTTGATGGAACTTGACGCCCGGATGCTGGTCACACTTGGCGGAATGGCGGCGTCCATTCTTACGTCGGCGGTGGTGGTCAGGCAAAAGGTTGCTGAGTTGGAAAAGTCCATTTCCGCGCTTGGAGAAAAAGCCGCAGCGCTCGACACCAATCTCGACCAAAACAATATGACGACAAAAACGATTCAAAAAGCCGTCGACACGCTACGCGAAATTAACAGCCCCCCGCAGCTTCGGGAAACGACGAGAATCCAAGAAAATCACAGCGTCCGTATAGCACAGATTGAAAGTCAAACGCTCCCGGCAGTAGTCGAGCGAGTATCGAAGCTTGAAAAAATGCACAACGGAAAACATCACGGCCTTGTCGAATGATTGATCGATTGCGAAAGGACTTGGAGCAAGACGAGGGCGTTCGCTATAAAATCTACCTCGACCATCTTGGCCTGCCGACCGCCGGAATCGGGCGTCTACTCACAACGGACGATCCGGAATTTACGCAGCCGGTCGGCAGCGCCGTCGACAAAGAACGAGTCAATGCGTGGTTTCAAATTGATATAAAAACATGCTTGGAAGATTGCCAGAATATTTTTATTAACTGGGAAGAGTTGCCGGGCGAAGCGCAATGTATCTTGGCTAACATGGCGTTCAATTTAGGCGGGCCACGCCTGCGGAAATTTAAAAACCTGATCGACGCAGTGCATCACGAGGACTACGCGCGCGCAGCGCAAGAAATGTTTTTGAGCCGCTGGCGGAAGCAGGTGCCATATAGAGCGAACCGTTTGATTGATCGTATGCGCGCGTTGGCGTGAATACATTTATTGGGCGGGCGGGCGATCACATTGCTGCCGCCGCTCTGCATCGGCTAGGCGTTCAATCCGCAATATCAAAACAAGACGGGTTTGACATTGCAATTTTTGTGAATGAAAAAAGTTATCGGCTAGAGGTCAAGGCAGCGTCGGGCGTTTACGCAACTAACAAAAATAAATTCACGTTTTCGACGAACACCGGGAACAAGATAAAAACCAAAATCAAAAAGGCGCATTGCGATATTGTGTGCCTCGTCGCGCTGCCGACGCGCACCTGCCTTTTCAAGCACATCAGCGAAATCACGGCTAAAAACACCCGGATTTGGTGTTCTGAATTTACTGTGGAAAACGAAACCCGTTCCTGGAATGAGACGATGGAGATGCTGAAATGATTGGAGCGCTGCTACCAATTCTCGGACCAATTGTCGGCAATGTGATGGACCGCATTTTGCCGGAAGACAAAAACAAACGAATGGAAATTGAGCGCGAGTTGAATATTGCGCTCATGCAAAATTCGCAACAAATCGAACAAGCCGCAGCATCTGTTATACTGGCCGAATCGAAATCGGAACACTTTATTACGGCGACGTGGCGTCCCATACTTATGCTAACGATTACAGCGATAGTCGGGTGGAACTATTTGCTAGCCCCATTGGTTGAGCTTGCGGTGCGTATGTATGCGGGCGACCAGGTGCCGCTATCGATCCCGCTGCCGGAAGAGCTTTGGAACCTGCTAATGATTGGCGTCGGAGGATACGTTGTAGGCCGCAGCGGTGAAAAAATTGCAAAGAACATAAAGAAATGAATAAGCCTCAACGCTGGCGCGGCATCCCCGGTTCAATTTCTGGCGCGTTAATTTTTGTCGGCATCATGGCGCTGGTGATTTTACTCGCCAGCGGCTGCGTCCATTTTGCGATGCTTGGAGCGATGACCAACATCGCCCAAGCTCACAGAATGAATAAAATTGAAAAAACTATTGAGGATCGAAGCGCGCCACCAGCGCCTCAAGCTCAGCGCTGAAGGCTTTCGCATTTTCCGCATTTTTCAGACAAAACGAAAACGCCGCGCCATCGGTGGTCTCGATAATGACATCGGCGTAGTCGGATTCTTGCTCAATTAAAATTTTCATCTCCCAAACGCCGCACCGAGTTTCGCCGCAATCTTCTCGTCTCGCTTTCGATCTTTGAACCAGCGCGCATATTCTTTCTTCGAAAACGCGATGCTGCTATGGCCGAGAAATTCGGTAATCGTTGAGTCATTTAACTCGCTGGAAAAAATTAACACCGACGCATAAAAATGCCGCAAGTCTAGCCAAGTCATTCGTTCGACGTTGGCGGCTTTGCAAGCGGCACCGATGCCGTCGTTTCTCCAAGCTGATCCGCGCGCGACAGCGCCGTTTCTCTTCGGGAAAACGAGACCATTGCCGCGCTGCTCAATCGGCTGGGCAACCCTCCACTCTCGCAGCGATTGCAGCAAGAAATCCATGAGAGGGACTGCCCGTTCCCCGGCTTCAGTTTTGGTTTTGCCGACCCCTGCCCCAGACTTGACAGCGCGACGAACGTGAACAACGCCGTCGTCAAAGTCGATATCATCCCAAATCAACGCGCGTTGCTCCCCCTGCCGCAGCCCAGTGTAGGCCGCAAACTCAATTGCCAAGCGATATTTCGCTGGCGCGTGAGAAATCACGAACTGCATCTCCGCTGGCGTAATTCGGCGTTTATTTTTCCCTTCCCCCGCCGTCGAAATCTTCACGCCCGATGCGGCATTTTGGACGCACCACCTTTTCCGCACAAAAAAATCAAACGCCTGTTGCACGTTTACGATTAGCTTCCGGACGGTGCGATTGACGCGACCGATTTGCAGCTTCGGGACAATCTCATCGATAACGAGATCAGACGTGAGGTCGGTTGTCTTCATATCTCCAACCCTCAGTCCACCAATTTTGACTTCGCAAAACTGGCGGGCGTGGCGCTCTTTACTATTATATTCCGATTGCCCAATTTCACCTTTTAAAACGCGGTCGTTTTGCGTTGGCAAAAACATATCGAACGCCTCGCGCACGGTTGGCGCTGTCGCTCTGTCGACGTAGTCGGCTCCACTCATCAAAACTCGCATCCTTTCCAATTCTCGCCGCGCAGCGCGCTCGCTGCCGACGACTATTTTGTTTTTACGCCTACCGTTGACCTGGGCAAAAACGCGCCAGCGCGTCTCTCCCAGTTGCTCTATTGATTTTTGTCGCATTCCATTCCCCTTCTAATCGTAACGTAATGTTACCTCATCGGACATAATTGTCCAGTGGCCTAAGACGTAATTACAAGGTGGGCGCAAAGCCAAACGCACATTTGGCGCACATATAAAAAGGGAAGCCAGCGACGGCTTCCCTTCTAACTTATTGATTTAGCTATTTAAACTTAGTTACGATTCCGGATTTTAATTATCCGGTCTCGGGCTGGGAGCCGGACCGCAACTAAATTATTAAGCAAACAAAATCAATAACTTGCAATTCCGTCAGTCGCTTATCTTTGCGCCAGTTTTGTCCTGTGTCAAGTGGTTTTGGCTAGTCGCGCACATTCGGCGCACACCATCGAATGCGTCAGGCCAATCCCCCAGCACCGGCAACCCGCACGCGAGACATCGGTTGTCGACCACCCGCGTGACGGCACCGCAAAAATCACAGTCGATCATCGCCGATTCCCCGCTGGTTTTAGCAGCAACTCAAATTTACCCGGCGCAATTTTCCGCTGCGCCATAATCATCAAATTATCTTTGACAGCTTGGCGCACCATTCGCAACGGATCGTGATGATCCGAAAATGGGCAATCTTCGGTCGCCGTCCAGCACCCAGGGCGATGCTGTCGCGCGATAACGCGAAAATCGTCAAAGCGCACCGCTTCTTTTCCGATATTCATTTTTTTATCTCCGCGAGATTAATTTCACCAGTCAGCGCCAGATAACCCGCGCCGTCGACGTAGTTGTCGCGATGCGTCGGGTTCGTTTTGCTCCGCGCAATTTTGAGCAAGGCAAGCATGTTGCCAACGTCGAGCGGCGTTACTGGCATTTGCAAATATCCCGCCCATAGCGCACCGATATTTTCAAAATTCACATCGACCGGGCCATGCGTCTCCGCGCGATCTCCAGTGATAAGATTGCCCGCTTCATGGGTGATGGATTTTCGAACTTGCACATCGCCGGACCCGCCGCACATGGGGCAATCGATTTGCCCATCATCGCCTTGCAGAAATCCGTTGCCGTGGCACTGCGGGCAAATCATCCTGCTTGCTCTTTAATTGCTTTCACCAGCCCGCCGGGGATCAGATATCGGTTGCTATCTTTCAAAATTTTAAAGCCCGACGATTCTTCCAATGGCTTAAAAACGTCATGCCGAAGGTAGCGGTAAAGCGTGTTTTTTTCCTTGTAAGTAAATTGCCCCCACAACTCGACGGCTAGTTCCTCTGGCGTAAAAAATATTGAGTCGCTCATTGCTTTTATTCCTTATGTGCAGATTTGTTCCTCTTTTGGAATATTTTATTTAGCGACATGTTGTCAACAAAAAAATACCGCGCACGGGCGCGGTTGTTACTCTTCTTAAATAGGGGGAGTGTCAGACGGCGCGCACGCTCGCAACGTAATGGACGGCGACAACGTCGCCAGCGTCTATCTTGATATCGTTGGCCGGATTGAGTTCATGCAGCGTCAGCGTCTGCGCCGTGTGCCGCACAAAGCGCTTGGCAATCGCCATCACGTCGCCGCTGCTTTTGTATTGCACCACAACGAAGTCGCCCTGGCGCGGCGCGCGGAACGGATTGACGATTAAAATTTCGCCAGCAAAGAAACGCGGCTCCATCGATTCCCCGACGACCATCAGCGCATAACAATCGTCAATCGCCCCCAGAAACGTAGGTTTTTGGATGTGATCGATTGGCGGTTGATCGAAATTGACGATGCCGGTGCCGCCTTCGGCCCGACCGAATACTGGGATCGTCACGCGACCGGCAGCGCCGGAAATGTCAGTCTCTGGCAAACCTAACAGCGCCTCAATCGACACGCCAAAGAACGCAGCCAGCCGCGCCTTCGATGCGTCTGGCGGGTTGACCTCGCCACGTTCCCAGCGCCGCAATGTGTGCGCCTCTTCCCCAACTCTACGAGCTAGTTCGCTGCCGGAAATGCCCCGTTCTTTGCGGAGCGACCTTATTTTGTTCATAAGATTGTCCTCCTGTGTTTGTCTTTTTTTTGCATTGTTTCATATCTTTTAAC